GTGTATACTCACGGTTAGCGTCAGAGTTACAGATACCATTAGCGAAACGGTTATTAAAGAAACTGAATAAGGCGTTTGCTAACGTCAAACCAGTAATCGTAACAGGTTTAGAATCACTATCGAGAAACAGTGAACTAGACAACTTACGAGCCTTCTTCCAAGACCTTATCTCATTGGCAGATGTACCTCAACAAGTATCAGCACGTATCGACTACAACAACTTGATTGCAACATTAGGTGCAGGTCATGGCGTAGCATTTGAGAAGTTCTTGAAAGATGAGAAGACAGCGCAAGCAGATATGGCGAAGGCTGCACAAGCTCAGGCTCAGGCGGCAGGTATGGAAGCTGGAGCAATCGAATCAGCGAAAGGAAATGTATGACAGTAGAACAGAAGCCTGAACAAGCACCTACGGGTGTACAGGAAAAGCCTAGTCCAAATGACAATTACGCGAGTAATCCGTTACTAGATGAAAATGGCAACCCAAAAGAACAAGCACCACAAGTTGATGTTGCCACTAATAAGGACGTAACACCTACTGAAGAACAACCAGTAGATGACGAACCAGAGGTAATTGCCGACACTCCAGCATGGACGAACATGTCTAGTTTGGAGAAGCTAGAGAAGTTCTTATCCGAAGCAAAGTTAAAGCCGTCGGATGTAGCGAAAGCTGTAGCTGAAAATGGTGGTAAGATTACACCAGAGATTTTAAAAGCGTTAGAAGAAAAGAACGGTGCAGGTGTAGCAGCTTTAATTGCAGACCAGATTGTACAAGTTCACAAAGAAAGTGTAGAACATGTAAAAGCTCGTGACGCAGCAGCATTCAAGATTCTGGAAACAGAGTTTAATGGTATGACTACACAGTCTGGAGAAGAGACGTTCAAAGAGTTGAAGACGTGGGCAATGACCAACGTACCAAAAGCAGAACGTGCTGAACTAGACACAATGTTACAGAGTGGCGGTTTGCCAATGCAACTTGCACTAAAGCATTTAGCAACTCAGTTTAAAGAAACAGCAAATGTAACAGTACCAGCTGGATTAGTTGGTGGTGATCGAGTGTCAAACAGTAGCGACTTCGTACCTATCTCTAAAACAGAATACACAACCAAATTACGTGAACTTGAGAAGAAAGGGCACGTATATGGGCAATCACAAGAAATGGCCAAACTTGATCGTCAGCGGAATGCAGGCATTAAGCGCGGTATTTAATAAGGAAAAGACATGTCTATTTTAGGCCAACCAACAGCAGCACAACCAACACGTCCAGGTCATCAGGCCGGTATTAACTCCGGTGAGATTAACCCGTTATACATTGAGCAATACGGTGGTGAGGTCGAACATCGCTTCTTGAAAGATTCTTTCATGCGACAGTTCTTCAACTTCAAGTCAGTGCGTGGTACAGACACCATTACTAACTCACGTATCGGTTCAACCGACTTACAGAAAGTTGCTCGTGGTATTCGTCCGACTGACTCAGCGCCAACATTCGATAACATTTCAGTAAAAGTCGATACTATGGTATTGGCACGTACTACACAGTTCGTACTGGATGACTTCCTGTCACATATTGATGTGCGTAAAGAGGTAGGTATCGAGCATGGTAAGACAATTGGTAAGTTCTTCGATGAATCATTCATTGTACAAGCTATCAAAGCCTGTCAAATCACCAACTTAGACCCAGCAGGTAATAACCGTGGTGGTTGGGCAGATGCTTACAACCCAGCGTCCCATGCGAAACCAGCGAACATTATCCGTACTGCACCGAAAGATTTCAAGGGTGGTACTGTAGTAGTATTATCTGGTGCAAATGACGACAAAGATCCTGAGTTGTTAGAACGCTCTATCCAAGATCTGTGCCAACGTATCGAAGAGAAAGACGTTGACATTTCAGAAGCAGTGTTGTTAATGCGCCCAGAGCAGTATTACACCCTGTTGAAGAACAACAAGTTACTAGACCGTGACTATTCATCTGCAAATGGTGATTATTCTAAAGGTAAAGTAATGATGGCTAATGGTGTACGTGTACAAGTTACAAACCGTTTCCCAGTAACAGCAGATGTAGGTCAAACCCACTTCCTGTCAAACGCTGGTAACGGTAATGCTTACAACGTAACAACTCCAGATGTTAACTGTAAAGTTCTTCTGTTGATGCCAAAAGCATTGTTAGCAGGTGAAACAATTCCATTGACTTCGAAAGTTCATTACTCAGATATTGAGCTTCAGTGGTTCATTGATTCATACTTAGCGTATGGCGTAACACCAAATCGTGCAGAGATGGCTGGCGGTATCTTCCGCGCTACTCCAAACGTAACCTAAGTAGTAATACTTTAGAGTACATCTTCGGGTGTACTCAATAAGTGTTATTAAACACTAAGATAGCCGGTTCGCTGGCTATACCTTTTTTCTTTTGCAAAGGAAACAACATGACAGAGTTAGAAGTCGTCAACGACATACTAAGAGCAACAGGGGATTCACCTGTAAACTCTATTAACTCGACACATCCAAGCGTGACAGCAATTCGCACACAGTTAAATCGTACTGTTGCAAAGTTGCAGCGTAGAGGTTTCTGGTTTAACACAGAGTATGACCACGAATTTCAACCAGCTAACAGTAGAATTACACTTCCGAATGATGTGAGTTCTATTGTACCGGTAGACCCTAACGTAGTTATGCGTGGCACTGAGTTGTATGATAGAGCGCGTAACAGCTACTTCTTTGAAGCACCAGTAAAAGTATTATCATTAGTGCGTACACTAGAGTTTGTGCAGTTACCAGAAGTAATGAAAGAAGCAGTAAAGTATGCAGCAGCAGTAGAATTCATTCGTGATACTATTGGCGATCAAGCATTAATTTCAGAGTTCAAAGAGTTAGCTGGCACAAGTATGCTATACGTATTGAATGAAGATTTAGAGTCAGAACAACTTAACGCATTCAACCGACCAACAGCGTTGAAACTACGTTCAGGAGTAAGACCTTATCGGAGTTGGAATTCATGAACTATGATGATACATACCCAGCACCCGTGTATGGTATAAGTACTTTATCACCAAGAGACAGACGTTATGGTACAGCCGAGGAACAGATTAACTTCCGTTCTGACCCAGTATCAAAGTTAACACGAAGACCACCAGCTAAATGGAAAGCCAAGTTAGCAAGTATCGCAAGTGATGTAATAAGTCATGAGTATCTACGTAATGGTGCTGTAGTACGAGTAATCGTAGCTGCATCAGGTGTAGTAAAAGCATTTATTGACAACGTAGAGAAAACAGTAACAGGTGACATCAGTGCATACTTGGGTACTAGCGTAGAGAACCTAGTATTAAAGACAGTGAACGATACAACTTTTATCTTGAACAAGACGAAAGTAATCAAGATGTCTACTGGTACAGACACAATGATTGAGCGTGTAACTCACGTTAACATCACATCAGCACTTAACTATGGTGAGACAGTAAGACTTAGAGTACGCTCAGGTGATACAGGACTATTCGTAGAGTATGTGTACTCAGTACCAGACTTAGGTTCAACACCAAGTTACGATGCAGCAGATAAAGCGCGTGCAACTAACGCAGTAGCAAAAGGTCTAGCAGACTTAATCAATGGTGATAGCTTTGCTTATGCTAAGGCTAAGTATGCAGGTTCGTCTATTGCAATTTGGAGTAAGACTATTCCAACAGACTGGGTAGAAGTAGAAGTTGCATCCGGTCAAGGTGATAAGTCCGTAGTTGCAGTAAACAATACTATTGAAGACATTGCAGGCTTACCACGTTACGCTGTACATGGTACACATATCCGAGTACAACCAAACCCTGATTCAACTAAAGGTGTATACTACCTTACTGCAAGAGCTACACGAGAAGGCGCTACTGTTGTAATCAATCCAGATGACAGGCTAGTAGAAGAAGTTGTGTGGGCTGAATCAAGAAGTAATACAGAACCATATCACCTGTTACCAGAAACATTACCACATGTATTAGAATACAACGCCGTTACAGGTACATTCACAGTAGGCACACCAAGTATTGGATGGGCAGACCGTAAGTCAGGGGATAATATCTCATGTCGTGTACCAGTGTTTGTGAACAAGACCATAGAACATATGGGCTACTTTCAAAAGCGGTTAGTATTTGTAAGCGACAACTCAGTAGTAATGTCCAGAACCGATGATATATTTAATTTCTGGAGACAGTCAGCAGTAAGTTTGTTAGTAACAGACCCAGTGTCAGCAGACGCAAGTACAACTGATATTGATAAGCTGAACTACATTACTAACCACAACAAAGACTTATTGATAGTTACTCGTAATGCACAGTTAAAGATTCAAGGTGATATACCAGTAACACCAGAGACTATTGCAATGCCAGTAGTCACAGAGTTTGATGTGTCTGTAAGTGCAGAGCCAACAGCTTTAGGTAATTCTATTATGTTACCATTATCGTATGGTGCATCATCAGGACTGAGTAAGTATGAGCGTGAGAAAGATCGTGAGCAAGATAATGCCAGCGATATATCAAGTCATGTAGTAGGACTTATTACAGGTAAGATTATATCATTAACAGCAAGCTCTAACTTAGAAATGGTTATCGCGCGTAACAGTGTGAATAAGAACACGTTATTCGTGTATGAGCAGTTCACGTATGGTGCTGAGAACAGACAACAATCGTGGAGCAAGTGGGTATTCCCGTTTGATATTGTAAGTGCAAAGTTTATTAATAATGCCTTATCCATCTTGTATCGTTCGCCAACAACACCAGCAGACTTACATGCAGCAACGCTAGAGTTTCATACGCGTACAGGTGAATTAGATAAAGTCTTCTTAGACAAGTCAATTCAAACATACTTACCAGATGGTGCAACAATACCATTACCGGCAGGATATGATACAACAGGTTGCTTAGCAGTCAGTGTAGGCGAGAACTTAAAGTATATCAGCATCCCTTACGTTAAAGTAGGTGATGTACTAGTCTTGACGAAGAACTTAGGTGTAGGTGCAAGAGTAATCTTAGGCGTACCAATCAGTGCATCATACAGACCAACTCGCCCATTTAAACGGGATGAAGACGGTACAGTGTTAACTAGTGATCATATCCGATTGCAGAAGTTTACATTGCATGTAGTACAGACTGGCTGTATATCAATGCGTACTATATCAAAGTATTATGCAGATGATACTCAGCGGTTCATTGCACGAGAGCTAGGTTCAGACACAAGTTTGTTGGGTACAAGAGCATTACACACAGGTGACGTAAGTTTCGCATTTCTACATGATGCTAACTTATCCGTACCAGAGTTCTTCACAGATGATTACATGGGTGCAACTATCTCTGGTATATCATGGTCAGGTCAATACAACCAACGTAGACGGAGACTATAATGTCTATTTACGCACAGGCTGTAAGCACTGGCGTACAAGCGTTAGCAACAGCACTTGACCCCGAGGGGTCAGCTGCTTATGCAAATGCGTACAACACCGCAGCAGCAAGATTTAAAGCGTCATCAGCTAAGAACGTAGCAGAACGCAACATATCAGCAGTCCGTCAGGATAAGGTACTAACAAACACAAAGATTCAATTACAAGCTACACAAGCAGAAGCAATGCAGCGAGTACAGAATGCAGTAGCAGGCCGTGAGGGTGGTTCTGTGAATGATGTGTCTGGTGAGATTCAGAAGACAGCAAGTCAGTTAACGCAGGCTAATAACAAAGAGACTAGACAGAAAGAAGAGTCGTTGTTAGCAGAAGTAAACAACTCACATAGTTCATTACTATCAATACGTGACCAAGAGCAATCATTCGCAAGTGGTATGTTAGAAGCATTCAGTGCTTTCGAGTTCAGCGACCTCAAACTAGGTAACGACTTACTAGGTAAACTAACCAGCAGCAAAAAGGACGGTAAGAAGACATGACCACCCCAGTAGCAAGCGTAGCAGATACAATGGTTACGGCTAACGCTGTAAAGTCAGAAGTCCGTGACCAAGGATTAAGTTACCAGTTCAATGAGAAGTCAGCAGCTAACACAGGTAGTATGTTAGGTCAATCATTAGGTTCTGCATTACATGGTTATTTGAAGACAGAACAAAGTAACTTCATTGAACAGAAGAAATTAGATGCAGCAGCACGACAAGGCCAAGAACGTGGTATCAATGCAGTAGATGCAGAGGCCGAACGTACAGGCTGGAAGAAAGCAATCTTCGGACAAGACGAGGGTTACGAAGTAGCAGCAGCACGCGCAGCAGAGAACTCGATCAGAGATTCATACTTAGAAGAAGCAACTACCATTGATAACTTTTCAGGTATTACACCAGAAGAGTACAAGGGGCGGTTATCTAATAAGCTAACAGAAATGTTAGACAAGAATCCTAATGACCAGTTATATCGTCAATCAGTAACAGACGCGTGGACACAACGTGCAGAGAAGTTAGCGGCTAAACAGTACGAGGCCAATGCAGCGTACAACCAACTAACAGCTAGGGCTAATGCTGATAGACAGTTACGACAAGAGTTCGATGAAGTTAGTGTAGACTTTCAAGGTGCAAGAACACCAGAAGAGTTTACTGAATTACATGGTCGCATGAAGCAGATTATTAAAGGTGATAACTTACCTAGTACTATGCACCCAGTGGCTAAACGTAAGGCAGTAAATGATGCAGTGTTCGCATCAATCGCTCAGGGCAACATTGGCGTGTATAACGTAATGAAGCAGATGGGCTATGACAAAGAATTAAGTGGTGAAGAACGTGCTGAGTTAGACCAAGCATTAGGTTCATACACACAAGACTGGTCATATCAGATTGCAACTAAGTTTGAAGAAGCAGAGTTAGCAGCAACTAGTGCAGGTACTAATCTAGAAGTAGCCAAACAAACATGGTTTAAATTAGATGAAGAACTAAACGCATTAAAGTTACGTTCAGCAGATACACCACAAGCACAAGCAACATTAGCTAAATACTTTAGTGCGTCAGCCAAGCAACGGGGTATGTTAGACGAAGTACGTGACCGACTACTGAACCAAGGTTTAAAAGTAGATCGGGATGCAATGAAGGGTTCAGCATTACGTGAGATTATGCGTATGCCAACAATGACACGAACTGGTGAATTAGCCAACTTAAGTCAGAACTTCGGTGCAGTCACAAAGGCAGAAGAACAGCAAGCATATGACTTAAATATGTTAGATGATGTTCGTCGTATTACAGGTAGTGATGATACATTCGATAATGTAGCCTTAGTGGGTGCAGTACTGAATAATCCAGAGCTTGCTCGTACTATCGGTATGTCCTATCAGAACACCCATGTAGAGAGTCCGTTAGTCAAGCGTATGTTTGAGAACGTACTAGGTGGTTATGCGTCACCAGAGTTCATGGATCCAGATAGCAAACGACCAACACCACAACTAGCTACAGTGTTAAGCAGCCTAACAGCATTAACACAGAACAACTCAAGAATACCTTTATCAGAAGAGAAGAAAGCTGAGTTTAACTTATTACGTACTGGCATCAGTGCTGGTAAGACTATCCCTACAATCCAAGAAGAAATCAAAAGCTACAAGGAGAATAAGGATAAGGTAGAAGGTTGGGCAGTACAGTGGCCTACTCTGGAAGGTAAGCAGGATGGTGTAAGTAAAGCCAACTATGTATCTGAGTTAGTAAACAAAGCAGGTGGTGGTACGCCTTCAGGTGCAACATTAGCAAACTATATGACTACGTTTAAGACGGGTATTGTAATTGGTAATGGTGACTTGAATTATGCTAAGGACTATTTAGAAGATAGCGTAAAAGGTAACACATTAACGTATCGTGGTAAGGCAATACCTAATGGTAAGCAACTCGACGATATTACCGGTAAGATTAGTTTCAACAGTACAATGGATTGGTTACAATCGGCTAAGACATCAGCAGGGACAACTCAGTTCCAAGAGTACATGAAGCGCCATATTGCACCGGAAATGCGTGACGGTAAACCTTACTGGCCAGCAAACCTTGACGAAGTAAACTCATGGCGTATGAAGCAGGTAGATGGTTTTGATGGTGTATACATTTACATCAACAATGCTACAGCACCTTGGCCAGTACGGTCAGAGCAACTTAGAACTTGGGCAGATGCAGCGAAAGAAGCAGCTGACTTGAAAGAAAAGATAGACATCCAACGTGATCGTGCAGCTGTAGAAGCAGTCAAGCAACGATACAGTCGTTATTAACAGGAGAAGGCGATGGCCTCACTAACTGAAGACACACAAGTAGACGAGTACGAAAGTGGGCCTGATACGGGAAACTACGAGAACGATAGTGATCGTTATTGGCCTTCTCTAAATCCACATAGCACAGAGTTCGCAGAAGAAGCAGGCTCATTAGCAGACAAAGACCCATACATTCAGGAAGCAGCAAGAGCTACGTACTTCAACCAAGGTTATCAAGAAGCTAATCTGAAGCAGAAGTATGTTAGTAATTGGGATAAAGCAGAGACTAGCTTTAAGAAGTTCAACTGGATGTATGGTTCAGCGCAAGCAACAGAAATGAATGCTATGCGGGTAAAGACTAGTAACTTAGACATACCAGATGCAACACTGCTAGAAGGTATACCAGAGTCACAACAAGGTATCATCCTGCAAGAACGTGACAAGTTCGGGCATGTAGCAGCAATTGCTAAGCGTGACCAACTCCGTGATACCCTATCCACCAATGCCCAATTTAACGACATGGATGGATGGGAGCAGTTCGCTTTCGGTGCGGGTGCTATCATAGCAGACCCCGTAAATCTAAGCGGCCTAGGCGCTCTGGCGAAGGTTGAGCAGGGTGCGTCAACGCTCTTCAAAGGCGCTCAGCAAGCCTCTATTATTAACTCAGGTATTAGTGGCAATCGTGCTTGGCTTGCTTCCTCAGCCGTTTCTACCCCGCTTAAATTGGCAGGTTATACGGCTTTGGGTGCAGCAGAAGGGGCGATAGTAAACGTCCCACAGTTAGCACAAGACCCAACGTATACACCAACAGACTATATGTACGACATAGCGTTTGATGCAGTATTTGGTACAGCATTAGGCGCAGGTGTGATGGTATGGAATCGTCCGAAAGTAGCAACACATCAAGAAGAGTTAGATGCTAGCTATCGAGCATTACAAGAAGACATTCAACGTAAAGCAGACCCAGTAGTACAACTATTAGGCTTGTTAAATAACAATGCTAGATGGAAGGCACTAGGTGCTAAGATTGACAAGGCAGTAGGCGTACATAACGATGCAGCTAAGACAGTCTACGAAGATAGTATCAGACAGGGTATTGCAACAGATGCATCGGTAGCAGGTACAGTAGCGAGACTAGGTGAAAAGTTCAAGGCGTTAGAAGTTCAGATGCGGAATGGTGATGTTGACGTATTAACGAAAGCAACACAAGAAGTAGAGTCAGCAAGTGACTCACTGAAGTTAATGCGTACACAGTTAGAGACTCCAGAGATTAAGGCAGCAATGTCACGACTGGAAGAACTTAAAGCAACGTACCAGACTATGACTATCAAAGGCGCTAAAGTGCCTGAGAAAGAACTAACAGCGTTAAAGAAAGAAGTGGCGACACTGAACACTCAAGTTAAGGCACACAGGAACGCAACTGATACTCCTGAGATTAAGGAGTTGGAAGAGTACCGTAACTCAATGAAAGAACCGTTAAAGCGTATGCAAGAAGCGAAAGCAGAGGCACTACTACCTTTAAAGGAAATCTATACAGAACGGGATGCGTTACGGAAAGAGTTCCAAGCTATTCAAGGTCAGGGTACAGTAACATTACCAGAAGCAGTTGACTTAACCCCATTGGAATCAGCAGTAGATATAGCAAAAGAAGCGGTGCGTAAGAACCCTTCAGTTGATACAACACAGGCATTAAGCGTAGCACAACAAGCGTTACGGGAAGCTGTTATTGGTAGAGACATGCCAACAACAAATGCTGTACCAACAGATTCTAATGAAGTACGTCGTCGCGAGATACGGTTACGCTTAGATCAACTAGAGACTCTGCGACAAGATGTAGTAGAGAAAGCTAAGCCAGCAGCATCAAAGCGTTATGCAACGATGTCGGATGTATCTACTATCGACAAGAAGACGTTTGATAATGTAGCACTAACTTTACGTGGGAGATTCAAAAAGAACTCACCTATGTACATGTTAGTTAATCGTCACCAGAAACTACTGAGAGATAAGACATTATCACCAGAAGTAAGTAAGGAACTAGAGCGATTAAGTGCTGATATTGTGCGGTTGTTAAGTGTTACACCAGCAGGTAAAGTTCCTGAGTGGTTAGAGAACTCAGTACGAGAAGCAACTACCACACAAACGCACTTTACACATACCAACGTATTTGCCGGTATCTTAGAAGATGGTTCATCTAATCCAGAGAAGTTACTACAGGACTACATCGATCAACTCAAGCAGTTAGATATTTGGGAAGGTTATGACGTACAACCAGTAAGTTCATCTGACTTCTATCGTGAGAACAGTGAGTGGTTAAACCCTGAACTAGACGAGCGTTATGCCGAATCTGGTGAAGTAGACTTCATGGAAGTTTACATGTCAGCAGAGTTATCTTTCTTACGTGATATGGTTAAGTTGAATGAGTTCGTTAAGGACAAACCAAACTTACAAGCAGCTGTAGAAGAACTTAACGGTTTAGTACAGACACGTATTGCACAGAAAGAGTTTGCTAACGCACACTTCGTTACTCAGAACGATATGGAAATGATTGCCGAGACAGTGAAGGAAACTTTACGGGACTGGGGATATATCCGTGGAACACAAGAGTATGTAGATAAGTTTGGTGAAATGTATCGTAGTGCATTAGACGAAGCAAGAAAGGAAGCATCATTACCAGAGTGGGGTGATAGCAGAGAGTCTTGGGGTAAGCTAGTACGTATGACACCAGATGACATGTTACGTCAAGTACGTCGTGAAGGTTATGTGTCAGGTACACAAGAATTTAAAGATCGTCTACGTGAACTTGCTAAGTCAGGTGAGCGTATGGAAGTACCCAAAGAAGTAAACTTAATGGGTAAACGTAAGTCTTTTGTTATCGGTACAGAACGTACAGATGCACTAGACCGCGACGAACTTAATGCCACGAAAGAAGAGTATACTGGTGGCTCAGACGAGTTCAGTGGTTCTCGGAATGCACAAGACGGTGACACGCCAGTACGAATTCAGAAGATGGATTTAGTAGTGGATGAACCAGATGCAGGGTTATTACCTAAGCACGTTACCACAATGCGTACTGCGTCAGTGTATGACACACCAACACTAGCGAATGTAACTCGTATGCGTGAGCTATTACGTACACGAGCAACTTCACAAGCACAACAGTTACAAGTACGTGCAGCTATTACAGAAGTAGATGCAATTAATCGTATGGAACGTATCATCGCAGCAGTTCGTAAGGACAAAGCCAAGGTAGTACAACAAGCGGTTAATAGTAAGAACTTCGCCAATATGGTAGATGTTATTCGCGCCAGTGAAATGGTGGCTACCGAAGAAGCTGCGAAAGCAGTAGATAAACCAAAGCCTAAAGCGAAGACAACAGAAGAGCCTAAAGCAGAACCAACATTCAAAGAACAAGTAGCAGAAGTGCCACCAAAGCCTTTGACTGAGGAACGTATAGAATTACTGAACCCTAAGATTGAACGTAAAGAACCTGTAACTCCAGTGGAGATTGCAGCAATTGAGCGTGACGTATTACGTGGTACAGCAGAAGTAGAACGTGATGCTTTAGAGACTATTGCAGTAGCATTGACCAACCATGTAAGTAGTGGTGCAGATGACACGTACAAACAAGCAATGAAGTCGAAAGGATTTACAGATTCAGTTGGGAGATTCCTAACTAAGTGGACTAAAGACTTAGGTGAAGTATTCTTGTCAAGTGACTTACTAGCACTGCGTTATGTAGGTGCGACATTAGTAGAGACAGGTGCAGGGTTTGGTGGTGGTGCTAGACGTAAAGCGACAGCAGCATTAATCAGAGACACTGAATTCAAGCAATCAGTGTCACCGATGGTAATGAGTTACCGTGACAACTTAGAACGATTTGCGCATCAACAAGGTGCTACAGCAGCAGGTAAACTGTATGCTTTAGAAAGTGCAGGAGTTAACTCCGGTATCACTGAGAAGTTCAATCGTGCGGTGTTCAAAGAAATTGAGTTACGTAAGCAGGGTGGTAGTCCGGCCAAGAACAAAGAAGCAGGTGTAAGTGAGTTCGTCGATAGCTGGTCACAGTACATGGACAAGAACCACGAGAAGCTAGTAAGTGCGAAGATTGCAGGTTTTACAAAAGAACGCAAGATTACACATTACATGCCTCATGTATGGCGACCACACAAGTTAACAGCAGCAATCCGAGCACACGGTGTAGAGAAAGTACATAAGCTGTTAAAGATGGGTTACATGACATCTAGTCAGGCAGGTGTACTGAAGCTAACTGAAAAGGAAGCAGAGACAAGTGCTTGGGATTTAATCAAGTGGATTGAAGGTCAGGGTGAGTTAGATACACAAGCAATTGCGCTATCAGATGACCCATTCATGCCTACTATGGATAGTCGTGCACGTTCACGGTTAGAGATAAATACACTAGAAGAGATAGATGGTTTGTCTGTGATGGACTTACTAGAAACGGATGTTATCGGCAACGGTGTACGGTACAGCAACAGGTTAGCAGGGTGGGTTGGTATTGCGAAAGCTACTGATGGTAAGCTCAATAGTCACCAGACCATTGACGCATTACGTAAGACCATCAAGCAAGAATCTATTGACAAGAAACTAGATAATGCAAAGGTAGATAAGAACGTACAACTGTTCGACGATACTATTGAAATGTTATTTGGTAGACCTACTCGTGGTGGTTTAGCACCAGAACTTCGTATGATTAAAGACATGACTGCATTGACGCGTATGGGTGGCTTAGGCTTAACTCAGCTAATCGAAACAGGTCAAGTAATCACACGTTCTACACTGAATCTATTCAGCGACCCAGCAACTATTAAGAACGTACTTAAAGCTGGTGGCAGTAATGCAAGCGAGAATGACTTACTAAAAGAAGTACAAGCATTGTCAGGTATTCGTGATGATATGGAGTTCTTAGAACGTCAGTCAATACATCTTGATGAAGCTGAGCTACACAACGTAAGTATGATGCGTAAGGCGTCATTATGGGCAGCAGACAAAGCAACACTCGGTAGCTTGAAGGCACCAGCAGGGCGGCTACTCGGAAAGACTACAGGCTTCAACATGGTGCGTAGAGCACAGACTCGTATCAATCAACTATCATTCGTAATAGATGTTGCAAGACACTTTAAGAGTGGTACTGGTAAGATGGGTAATGCTCGTATGGCTGATTTAGGTTTAACAGACCCAACTGGCCGTGACGTAGAACTAGAAGAAGTCTTCAGTAAGTATGTCGAGTATGATGCAGAAGGTAATGTAACTAAACTGAACACTAACCAATGGTCAGAGTCAGCAAGGGATAAGTTCAATCTAGCGTTAATTCGTGATGATGCACAGAACATCCAACGTACACATATTGGTGAGTTACCACCTTGGATGAACAGTCCATTGATGGCGCTAGTTATGCAGTTCCGTGAAATGCCTATGGTAGCAATGAACAAGTCACTACGACGTAACATGGCGTTTGCAGACAAAGAAGCTGTAGTAGGTTTCATGTTGAATGCGTCATTTGCAGGTATAGTAAGATGGTCTAAGTTCGCAGGACTAGGTTTAGCAGCAGCACAAATTACAGGTACAGAGTGGAGAGACCCTAATCAAGAACAGATGGACACAGCTAAGTATATTACTCAATTCGGGTTATATGCTGACATGTATGATTTGATTATTGATAGTCGCCAAGCAACAGAAGAGGGTGACGTAGATAAGGTGCTTAACAATATACCAGTACTAGGGTTGATGCAGGACTATAGTGATGCAACCGGTATCACAGAAGAACAACGTAGAACACAAATCGACTCCATACAAGGATTAACACCATTAGGCAATACTGCTTACGGTGATATGATTTACATGTGGTTAAACGAGAAATTTGGAGAGTAAATGAAGACTATCAGTACAACTATTGTAAATGGTGTACAGACAGTGTTCCCAGTGAGTTTCGGTCTAGGTTATATAGACCGAGCTCATGTCTACGTGTATACAGGTTCTGTGTACACGCAGCAAATTGGGTATACTTGGATTAACAGTACAACTATTGAAACAGCTCAAGTGCTACCGTCAGGTACGGAGTTAACGATTCGAAGGGTAATTCCAAAAGCACAATTAATTAATGACTACACTAACGCAGCTATTCTGGAAGAACAGAACTTAGACAATTCATTTAAGCAAGCATTGATGTGGTTAGAAGAGATTGAAGATGGCTTTATGTCATCGGACGATACGTGGATCATTCGCAACAAGATTAAGTTCTTAGGCGATCTGGACATGGATGGTTTCCGTATTAAGAATTTACCACAACCAGTGGATAGCACAGACGCAGCGCGTGTACAGGATGTGCTACAAATCGCAGGTGGTGTAGCAGGTGCAAACTACATTGGCGAGACAGCACCAGTTACAGTGTTTAATGGTATGCGTTGGTATAATCCAACAATCCCTACAACATTCACGTACTATATAGATGGTGACTCAGGCCAGTGGGTAGAAGAAACTGTACAAGGTGTTGATGGTAAGTTACGTCAGGACTTAGCAGACGCTAACTCAAACATACCTATCGCGGGTATACCAGCTAAAGCGTTTAGAACAATCTCAGGTATTAAAGACTTAATGCCCATTGAGCATGTAGCACTAGACGTAGTAGGTTTCTACTCAGGTACTACGACAGGCGGTGGTAAATTTACATACAAACCAAACATGCCGGTAAGTGCACATAATGGTGGTACTATTATTGCAGCAGCTGCATTAGGTGCGTGGGATGGTACACAGACCGGAGTTAATACACTATTAACTTGGGCCGGTACAGGTACAGGCTGTTATGTACGCACTACAGGCTACACCGAAAAAGTACTTGCATCATGGTTCGGGCTGACAACAGTAGATAATGGTAATGTTCTAGCAAACGTACCAGATGTAACAGCATCGTTATCGGCGGCGATACGTTACTGTAATTCTCGTTATGTAGAAATCACAAACGAAGGTTATTTTGGTTCGACAAACTTTAACTTAGTTCTACCACGAGGCTACGCAAAGACATCCTCAGTTATACAGTTCCTCCGTGGTATGGACATAAGGAGTGAGGGCACTACGTTTTTCAGTTGCGCAACGCCGCGTGGTCATAGTTTTATGGACTGCCTAACAGAACGTCTTTTCGATTTTACTGTAGAAGGTATAAAGCTACAAAGGTACACAACATGCTACAGAGTGAAAAATGATGATGTAACCGACCATTCACAGTGGCGCTTCAAACGGTGTGGGTTCAAAGATGTAGCGCTAGGGATAGATACAGTATCGTATGTAGCTTCACGGTCAACAATCCTGACACTAGAAGATTGCAAGTCATCTTACGGCGTAGAGGAGTTTGTGCGATCTTATTGCGATATGACCCATGTAATTGGTGGTTGGTACACACACGACCAAAACAAACCATGCTTCACTATTGGTGGTAGGGCAACCGTAACAGGTGGTATTTATGTACCTATATTAGCTGGGCCACATAACGCACTGTGTTGGTATAGTGCAGAACTTGCTGACGAGTCAGCGGGGATAGTGTTTAGTGGTTGTCGTTTTGGTGGTGAATATGGTGGTGGTGTTGTGCTGTACGTAAAAAGTAACGCAGCGGCATCAGACAACAACGGTTTAGCGTCTGGTGCATCACAACAATTCACATTCACAAATTGCCAATTATCGTCAAACAACCCTTTTGACCCACTAAATACAGGAACAACCACCCGCGCAGTTGTAGTATTCAACGCATACAACAATGGTGGGGTATCTTTCCAAGGTTGTACAATATCGACAGACTTAGGCCCAGCAGCAACTAACGCGAACGTATCACGCGTAATCGCAGAGTACAACAACCTAACAGCAAACCCAGCACCGCATAACTTCGTCATAGAGTTTGATGATACGTCTTGGAGAGCAGCGAATAACGGGGCTAATCGACCAGCGACCAACAAGCTACTTCAATATGTAGGTAATGCCGCACAGGTGTCGATGTTTAAAGAGACATCTGCGTACGGTCATCTACTAGTAGGCGTTACTACCGACGGTTCTAAGAACAAAGCGACTTTTAAAGTTAAGTTAGGTAGACGGTTTACGTATTACACATTCCCAATGTTATTCGATTTAGACGTAGGTCAATTAGGGCAGTTACCCGATAACGCTTACCGTACCAGTCGGTATGCAGGATATCGTTGCAGTATCGTAGGTGGGCGGGATTTGGGTATCGCACAAAACGTGTACAAGTTACGAAGAACGCTTATGTATGCACATGACGGTGGTGTAGACTTAACTGTTGGGGCGGAAATCGTTAGTATGCACTTTGGTACTGGAGATACCGGACAAGATTACGTAATAGCTGATGGCATCGAGCCGGATGGTGAAGTGTATGTAACAGTTGTATGGGGTGAATTCACGCAAAGTGCGGCAACAGGCTTAGCTCGTGTGAAAGCAGTATTTGACCAGTTCGCGGCGTATAACAATGGTAACGACGTACCGTAAGGAACAACAATGACATTACCAAATTTTCCAAATAACCCAACCATAGGACAGCAGTTCATGGTTGGTAGTACAACGTATGAGTGTACATTTAATGGTATTAACCCACAGTGGCGTGTACTAAGTCAGGCTGATAAAGGTCTACGCGGTGAGTTAGAACAGACGACATCCAACGTATTACTAGCAGGGGTAGAAGCCCGAGGCATACGGACTGTAAACGGTGTAAAGAACTTACTACCTGTAGCCAATACAGTATTACACGTAACAAGTTTTTACGCTAATGGTGAGAGTGGCGGTGGTGACTTTATCTATGTACCAAGTATGTCTTGGGGTAATCACAATGGCGGTACTGTAATTGCCAGTGGTGCATTAGTAGCTTGGTCAGGCACCCGTAGTACAGTAGACACGTTACTAACTTGGGTAGGTACGGGTACTGGTTGTTATGTTCGTAAGTACACACTGAAAGGTTACATACCGTGTAGCTTCTTCGGTGCAGATACATTACTAACCGATAACAGACTACCGATACAGAAATGTTTAAACGTAGCTACAGAGCAAAACAAAATTGCGTTCTTAGACCCGTCACCAAACTTCTACATGATAGATTTAACAGTATTCATACCGGCAGGTGGACACTTAGCTGGTGCAGGTGGTATCAACAAGCGTACTAAGGTCAAGCGGGTAGATGGTCATTACACAGACTTGTTCATGGCAGGTATTCATACCGAAGGTGTGAACGGCTCATATAGTGAAATGGTTATACCAGCACGAAATGGTATGCCGTACAACGTGTCCATGTTAGGCAGCGATGTTAAAATCTCAGGTCTATACATGGACGGTAACGGTATTAATGCAGGGTACGCACCAGAACTAGGTGCAGGTACAGGCTACAAAGGGAGTAACGTGTATATCCGTTATGTGGATGGAGTAGCGTTTGAGGATGTATATTCAGAATACGCATCGAACGATTGCATCTACGCACAATATTGTAGACGTATTCATGTACAGAACGTGATGGTAGCCAGAAACAAGTTAACTGGTAACGTGATTGGTGCTACCCGCAACGGTATGACAATTGCCGGTACATTGTCTGGATTCGCAGGGTTCTCAACGTCAGACTACATTTACATAGATAACGTGATAGCAGAAGAGACTGAGGACTTAGGTCTATCTGTAATCTTTAAGACACCACCAACCAACTTAACGACATTAAGTGGTACGTCACAAATCACGAATATCACCACACGTAGAAATGCTACAGTAGGTTTCGCGGTAGAGATTTCGGGAGCTGATTCACCAGAACAACCTGTACGAGATATGATTAACATATCAAACATCTTGTCTATTGAAGATAGTCAGAGAACAGGTGAGTCGTATTGTTCAGTATTAATTGCGTATAAAACAAAGAATATCAACGTAAATGGTGTATCTATTCGTGGTGCACGATCACATGGTTTAATCCTTGCAGGTAACGAATCCATTAACGTGTCTAACGTAATTGTAGATGGTTATGGTACTGCGAATTGGCCAAACTTTATGGTAGGCGTATTCGCGTATAGTGTTGCAGGTACAACATCCAAAGTACTGAACATCAGTAACGTACAGGTAACAGGTGGTAGTGGTAGGACATACGACACGTATGGTGTATCATTGACCGGCTTTGACAGGATTAATGCGAGTAACTTCGATGTAGATGGTAATACCTGTACATCAACAGAGTTAATTAGTAATGTTAACTTTGACTGTGCTCACCTTAAAGCAACAAACATACACGTACAGAACTCAGCTACGTTTGGTATAATCACTCGTGTATCTAAGGACATGCGTTTATCTAACAGTAGCGCGATCAATAGTGGGCGAGCATTGAAAGATGGCCAACGGTCTGCAATATACGTCCGTAGTGGCACAAATCGTACAGGTTCTATCACGGGATGTAACTTCAGTGACTACCAAACGACACCTACACAAACTATTGGGATCTTGTTAGAATCTAGTCCAACTGATGCAATCTCTGTGTCGGACTGTTCAGCAGTAGGTAACGTATATCAACCATTAGCTAACCTAGGTATGACTAATGCGCGGATATTTAACAATAGTTTCCCACATACCGTACCAGCTGAGGCGCATACACCGTTTAGTGTAGGTGCTACTTGGAGAAGTGGTTTACGCATGGGGCCGTCAACTTTGTTTATTGACGAGACTAACTGGAAACTACGTGTGAAGCTTAACGGTACACCGACTAGTGAAACAGATGGTGTGATTGTTGGTACTCAAGTTTAATAAGGATTAACATGTTAATGCCCATTATACGTGGGAGTGACGAGCTGGGTAGTGCGCTACCCAGTGGTTACACTTATACCGCGAATGCAGTAACTGGTGCGCTTGAACTTCGGCGTGGGCCAGATTTAATAGCAGTACAGAACACAGATGGAAGTTGGTTTAAGGATGCAGTATCTACAGGTGTAGGTTCATTACATCTAGGTGGTGAGAACGGTAAACCAACACACTCATTACAAAGTGCAGGACAGAATGCAACATTTACGAATGAAGCATTTGATAACAACAAGGATAACGCAATAGCGTGGTTCCCACCTTGGCAGGGTGTACGTTCTAACCTTGCCAACGTGATAGCACCTACCTTCTTGGAGTTTGGCGCACTACAAACATCATTCCAGATCAACGGTGCCTTAACAAGTACACCTGTAGAATACGATTTCGTATCAACAATTGCATCAAACCTGTGTGTATCATCAGTAACAGTAGTTAGTGGTGAAGTATATTCAGGTAAGGTGAAGAATCGTATAATCAGCAATGTAACTGGGCGAGAGCTGCATGAGGCAGAAATGGATGTCACTGTTGGTATTGGTAGTTCATTCACGATCAAATACCCAGTACCATACTTTGCACGTCAAGGTGATGTACTACGACTGCGCTTGGAGAAAGCAGATGGAGCAGCCTTACTGGTACGTGCTGGTGTTACTGCTCCAACGCAACCTTGGCGAGCGTTACGAGCAAGAGCGTTCACTGACATTGCCTTACAGGGCAACATGGCACCGAACTCAGTAAAGGTAAACAACGACACAACAACCAAAGCACCTGTTGATT